CGGCATCTACATCTTCTGGGCCATGCGGTGTAAACTTAACAAACTCGTCACCAGAGCCAAAGATACGCATAAGACTGGGTTTAATCCATTCGATAGTGTCTTGTACAGTAGAGTCAACATACTGACTTCTACCGTCCACTTCATTACCAAAGGGTAACGCATAGTAATACTCTTGCGCTTTTTCCCTCTGCTCTGATATCTCCCCATCGTAACCCAGAGAATCTGTAATCTCTGCATTTACTCTGGTTAATAGTTCTTGTTCTCTGTCAGACAATCCCATATTCTCCGTAATTTAAATTGTTAGTCCAAGTAGGGTCTGAACCTGCAACAGCGTGTCGTTGTGATTGGAAAGCGTATCGTGTGGCTGACATCAAGTCATCTCTTATGGCAACCACTTTGTTATCCTTCCTGTGGTACATTCTGTACTCTTCAAACCAGTCTGTCAGAGTGCTGAATACTTTGAACTTACCTGCTTCCATGCTTTGTAGCATAGCCATAAGCCCTTCTTCTACTGAGTTAGAGCCTTTAGTTTGGCCTAGTCCCGGTGGATTGTGAAAGTGATCTAGTGTAAAGTTACACCCATGACCCCTGTATTGTTCTGCTAGACCGGGGTTTCCCATGCTATCCCTGCGGTTTCCGTCATGCGGGTAGATAATAGGAATAAAACTAGGTCTTTGCTTTATAATGCTTGCGTGTACGCTAGGGCTTGCCTTAGATGCTCTATAGCAATCATAGATGTAGAAGGTATCTTCCTCCTGATCTATAGCACACCAGACTACTGCGGTAGGGTGATCCCACCCAAAATCTATAGCGGCTACTCTAGGCCAATGATCTTCTATCACGATAGGATCAATCATTAAATCCTCTTCGTTTACTGGGAATATCAGACCGGAACCGATAGTAGGTCTACCGTATCTACGCATCTCCCTTTCGTGTGGAGCATATGCACTGAGAATCTGTGTCATAACTTCTTCAGAAAGGTGTCCATCCTGTCCTTTCATGGACTTTATCTTCTCACTGGCATCATCCCATGTCGCATTGGTAAGGCTTTGACCCTTCTGTATACGGTTCATAAAACTCGCTACAGTCTCTGTCATGCCCTGTTCTGGTGTGAAGGTCATGTAAACCATGCCTCTTCTATCCAGAGTTCGTGTAACGGCCTGTGAGTAGAGTTCCCTACTGGGTTCCTCGTCTAGCCATACAACGTCAACAGAGCGTCCCTGCCACTTGTCTACACCCATCTCATAGGCTTTGAAGTGTAAAGAAGAGTTCTCCCCAGAAATATGCCGTATCAATGCTACGGACTTGGCGTTTGGCACTCCGGGCTTACGTTCCGTTTTTATTATATTTTCTTTAGGAACAGCGCCAGAGCCAAAGGCTTCAGGGTCATCGGGAGAACCTAATAGTTCTGCTTGTACAATATCTCTAGTAGTTTCGTTAGAAACACCACCTGCCCATGCGGTAATAGGCTTGTTAAACCGTCTGCCCTTCCACCAATCAGGGTACATTCCTGTAAGATGGTAGGACATTTCAGCCGCACCACAATAAGATTTACCTATTCGGTTAGCCGCCATCAATAAGCGTTGGTTATTCTCAAACCCTGTAGCGTGAAAATCTTGCTGATAAGGGTAAGGATCGTAGTTATTTATCTTATTAAACCGCTCTCTTTGTTTCTGTGCTTCTAGAAGTAGGAGTAGTTCAGTGTTTTGTGAGGGCATCTATACGCCTTTGTATTTCCTCGTCAGACATTTGTTCAATGTTTGTGGTTTCTACACGATCTACTGGCTTTAATCCAGAGCGATCAAGGATATCTTTTGCGGCGGCTAGTCTAACTGACTCACTGTCGCCCTGTTCTATAAGGGATTTAATAGCAGATAATGATATAGGAACCATGTCCTGTACCATTTTCTTGGTTCTTTCCTCGATCTCCTGTCTAAATTGACCTCGCAATCTATGACCTGCCTGTTTAGCGGTAGCCTTGGAATACCCTGATGCTATAGCACTTTGGGTAGCATTACCTGTTTTACAGTAGTGATCTATAAATTTTTCTTGCTTGTCTGTCATATAACTTCATTCGTTGTCTAGTAGGATCATGGTGTGAATTTTTTACGTCTTGGGCCAGTATTGTTCAGTGTAAAGAATTGTGGGTATCTTTGAGGTATGGAGCGGTACTCAGGAACAAACTTTTGGAACCATTTCTTTTTTTCTAATGGGTGTGCATATTGACTTTCCATGTTGTATATATCTCTATGCACTTCCCTTAAGTCTTTAGAACTCATGTTCGGATTAACCATTTCTTGGTTCTTATGCCTACCTTCATGGGCTAATGTTTGAAGAAAATTAGGGTCGCTTTCCTGTGTTTTCCTTATAATTATAGGCTCTTTATTTCGAGCCATGCCCAGAGTATCTCCCTGCATACGATCAAATGTTCCTGTTATGGGGTTTATTCCCCACTTAGCATTTTCAAGATAGCCGCTTTTAGGGTTCCACCTTACCGCCTCACGATAATCCTTTATACTTTCCATGTAAGGATTAAACATTTCATTATACGCTTGCTCTTGTTTTTTCTCGTATCTTTCATGTTCTGGAACATTACGCAAAAAAGGATTAACATCGCTGTCACCTTCCACTCTAGGCACTAACCTATTGAATATAAGGTTGTTTCTTCTTTTATCTATAAGTTCTTTATCAGTTGTTACCTTGTTTCTTTCAAAGGGTGTAGTATCTCCAGAAATACTACCGTATTTTTTATAACCCCTTAGTATAGCGGGATCAACCACAGTATCCCTAAAATTAGGAGTTCTAGCGGCATAGTATGATTTTAGTAAGTCATAGTAGTTCATAACTTGCGTACCAGTATTTTGTCCATTCTGGCTCCATTTTAACCACTCTAAGGATGGTTACCAGATACTATATAGGGTGTAGTAGGGTGATTGGGTAGGGTAAGGTACTCCCCCCTAATTTACCAGTCTAAGAGTGGTACTCTATATTACTAGGGCCATCTTTTAAATGATCTGAGTAATTGAGTCTCTATAGGGGAACAATTAAGATATGTTCTCTTAAGGCCAGTTAATTCAGTAAGATCGTTTCTTTGCTTTAACGTTTTTGTATCTAGCGGCCTTATGTTTCTGTTGTACAGTTAAGATACGTTTAGCAGATTCTTTTTTCATATCTTTTCTTTTTTTAATTGACGCTTTTCTTTTCTCCCCTACATCATGAAAGCCTTTTGCTATCATAGCCCCGGGTGCTGATGCTACGGCAAGAGATGTTGCACCCATAAGTTTGTCTGCTTTTGAGTCTAAGATTGCTTTCTTTCTCATACCCCCGGCTAATCCTGCGTTAGCCAAAGGATCGCCAATACCTAATGGTTTTACAGATTCTCTATATTTTCTCTTATATTTTATACGATCAGTCATATTAGAATTTCCTTATGAATGCTTAAAGTAACCTCTAGTGAGTGGGGAGAATATATATAGATATACTTTTAGTACAAAGGGGTGGGGTACCCCTCCGCACTGCCCGTATATCTAAGTTACAGGTAGTAGAGTCAGGGGTAAGGGGTAAGATGCCTTTGGAGTCCGTGTGTGTGTGGGTGTAGGATATCTAATCTATGATTATCTATCCACAGATAACAGCCACAGTACTATAAGTATATGTAGTTGTTTGTTGTGTATATATGTATAGGGGAAGAGTAATAGACTGAGGTGCAATGGTTGTATTGTGTGGGTTCCGCGATAAAGGAATATATATCCTTATCTTGCCTACTCTTACAGTGTATCACACAGAGTCTCAGGCGCAAGTCAACCTTCCAACATACTCACGATTTGCTTAGGTATCTGGTTAGTGTTATATATATTAGTTATATATGATGCTTGGTTTATCAGATATTATCATACAAATCCCTCGGGAAGGCGCGTTCGCGAACTTGACCTGAGCCTCAACGTGTGTATAATAGACAGTGTAGTCAATAACGGCTACAACAACAACAGAGAAATAGAAATGAAAGACATACTAAATGACATCGAAATCATCAAAAACATTGTAGGTTACAGAGTTCAAGGTTCTGCTAACTGCTATGCACTACTTCACGCTAAAAACATTGTAAAGCGTCAGACATTGCGTAACAACAAGAAAACCTTAGATGCTCGTAATGAGTATGATAACCGTAGAGATCAGAGTGTTCCAGAGTATAACCGAGAGCAACAAGGGTTTGGTAACACTTACAATCCAGAAGAGTCACTCAATGGGTACGCTTTTGTATTGGCTTCTCTTAACCTTACAGAGCCTACATTACAGTCATCTCTGGATATGTTTAAGAACTCAGAGTTTCGCGCACCTAGCGATTCAGACATAGCAGAGTTAGTATCTGAGGTTGTTGATGAGTTTAATTCAGAAGAAGATGCTTTGGAGTACGTTATGTCAGAGTTGAAAGAAGAGCATCAAAGTACTTGTTCAGAGTGGGAGTTACTTGGAGACGAGATAATCAAAGTTGTTGAGAACGCTATTGATTATGCTACTCCAACAGAGATACCCGGCGATCTTCGCTTAAAGATTGACGTTCATGCGCGTAATTGTGTAATACAACAGCGTAAGCGTCACGGTTTAAGTCGAAGTCTTGGGGTGTGTAAACTCCTCAAGCAGTTGTACATCTAAGAGAATCAGGGTGTGGGGTTATCTCCACACCCTTTTTTTCTGCTTCGCCTTCCCTCTTGGTTGACCGCTGTTGCGTAGTTCCCTCCGGCGTTAATCGCATTGGGATTCTAGGGCAAAATGTTAACAAATATAATTATAAGATAATAAGATAAGTATTTGATTTTAATAGTTATTTTATTATGTTATTATTAAGTAACAAGTAAACAAGGAGATAAGTTAAAATGGAAACAATTATTGCTTGGCTTTGGGTAATATGTATGATACTATGTGGTGTAACAGTAATACTATGGAGCAAAACAAAATGAGAGGAGACAAGACGGTGAGTCAAGACATATACGATGCGTTTATGTTGATCGTTGGTAACCCCGATGATCTGGAGGTTGATGATATAACTGACTATGTTATATCTAACTTTGACCTAGCAGAGATTGATTTTATTGTAGAGTTGCTAGATAATATTGATGCTGTCAGGGTTAGAGAAGAATTGCGTGACCATATACAGGCATATGTTGATTCAGTTACAATGGAACGAGACTTAGGAGCGATACACTAATGACACCTTTTATAGAACCTATTGACTGGGATTGGAACATGGATCAGATGGAGGCTTATGAATACCAACGTGATGCCGAGATTATTGAGGGCGACATGGTATTATGTGATGGCGTATGGTATGTAGTCGATGAAATAGAGTGGGATATGATGCTAGACAGTAATGAATGGTATCGTATATGCTACTGTTCAGATGAAGATGGTCTAGATGTCATGCTTACTGAAGGTATGATTGAGTCAGTCGATAGATCAATGAGGGATGTAATATGAAATGCTGTTATGAGTGTGAGAATCTACGCTCTAAACGTTGGTTACCTACAAATAATAAGTTTGAATGGCGCTGTACTCTTGCTCATTATGTTGATGACGTATGGGAAGAGCATGACTGTCCTGATTTTGTACAAGGATACGAGGATGAAGAACATGCCCTTCAAGAATAAGTCTTTTGATTCTGAGTATGCTAAACTTAATGTAGAACAAGTTGAAGAAATCTACATTGAACTTAGAGAAGGTACTTCATACGCTGAGATAGGGAAAATGTTTAATGTATCTGGTGCTACAATAAGGAATGTTAACACTGGTCAGCATTTTAAGTTAGATTATATGACATATCCCATAGTGGATAGACGTAGAAAATATCTTACTGAACCGGGAGAGAAAGATGAATTCTGGGATTGGTTTGTACCTGAGCCTTATATAGACAGAGGAATATAAAATGAAACCTAAAGATAAAGTATATGAAACAGTAGTACCTCCCTTGATCGATAGACTAGAGCGCATTGAGGCAGGTGAATCTATCAGTCCTTGGCATAAGCCTTGGGTTCAAGATGGCACTAGTAATATGTTAGAAGGTCTGGGTAGTGCGCGTAATGGT